GTTAAGGTTGGTGAAGAAGTCGAGGGTTTGGATTTATTTGCGGATTTTCCAGACATTAAAGAGAAGGTTGATGGGTATGAGCTTTCCAGAGAAGATGCTATGGAGATTGTCAATTCACGAAAACAACTCCTGCAAACTCAACAAAATCAAACCCTGCAAACTCAGGCTTCAAATGAAGCTGATGACAAAGCCCGGTCCATAGAGGATGTTAAGAGCTTTATGACTGGCATGGAAAAGACTGACATTGATTTTAAATCAAAGGAATCAATACTCCTTGAACAAGTCGAGGAAATACGCAAAAACTATCCAGTCTCACAATGGCCAGTGGTAGTAAGGCAACTTTATTATAATTTGGGCCGAATGGGGTCTAAAACTAAACAAGAAAAGAAAGCTGGAGATAATGCCCCATTAAAATCAACTCCAAATTCAGGAGGTGCTTCTGCCCCTCAATCTGCTTTGGATGCGATTAAATTTGCATTAAACCAGTAAATATTTAGGAGTGCGTTATGCCTTTTACAACCGAAGAAATCAGCATTGCTGGCAAAACAAGTCTTGATTTTTATCTCAAAAATAAGCCAGTAGATCAGATTGTCCAAGAACGTCCTTGGCTATCTAAACTGATGGGAAGCAAACAGACGATGCCCGGAGCGAAAGAGAACGCTGTCGTACAGCTACGCTACCGCTACCAAAACAATTTTTCATTCTTTAATGGACGAAAAGTTGTAACTTACAACAACCGTTCAACCATTGAGCAAGCGACCTATCCTTGGCGTTCAGCTCACGATGGGTTTGCATTAGACGAAGATCGTTTGATCCAAAACGGTATTAGTGTAACGGACAACAAAAAAGCGGTTCATTCTAATGCCGAAGTTGTCCAGCTTACTAACCTACTCAATGAGCAAACATCTGTTTTAGATGAAGGCTTTGATGAGCAATTCGATCAGTATCTCCTTAAAGATGGTACTGGGAGTACAGATGATATTCAGGGTCTTGACTACCTGATTTCTACAACGCCTACTTCTGGGACCGTTGGCGGGATTGATCGGTCAGTAGCAGCTAATAGTTGGTGGAGAAACAATGTCAATCTTAATTTGACTACAACCACAACTACTGGCGATATTCTCGATAAGATGGAAACCACTTGGAGGGATTGTACCCGAAATGGTGGCCGTCCTAATTACATTATGTGTGGATCTGACTTCCTAGATGGTTACAGGAATTTTCTCCTGAAAACATACGGGACTATCTACATTGATAATGGTAGCCAGTTCACACCTGAAGGTGGTTCAACGGGGATGAAATTCAAGGGTGTTCCAATGATTTGGAACCCAACCTTTGATGATCTATCTTCATATTCGGCAACTTTTCCAAAACGCTGTTATTTCCTCAATATGAAATATATTCAGATGAAGGAGATAGACGGGCAGGGGAAAATTTCTCGAAGACCACCTAGACCTTATGATCGCTATGAACATTACTGGGGATTGACTTGGCGTGGAGCTTTGTGTATGACTCGCGCTAATGCTCACGCGGTATTGACCATAGCATAACCCATGTTCATTGGAGGGGTTCGCCCCTCCTTTGTTCACCTAAGAGGAGTTTTTTTATGTTAGCTAAACAATGTGACGTTCTAATTTATCATTCTAATTTAAGCACGATACCGAAAACAATCTATGAACATGAAATACCAGTTCTTGAGGAAATTTTTGGAGAAGGATCTGTTACGAAGTATGAGCGTAAAGAATTAGTTCATGCAGTAGATGGATCCGGCAAAGAGCTTAAATACCAAGTGGAGGCAGAACAACCAGTCACATATAGCGTAGAAAATTTAGAGCATGATGAGGAATATTTAAGAATGATGGATCTTTACGGGAAACACCAGACAGTTGATGTTTTTAATGTCACCCGTGTTTATGGTCGTATTGAAGATCTAAAGATGGAAGCCAAAAATAAAGAAAAATATGGCAATGAGCCAAAGCCAAAACCTAAAGAGGTGGCTGTAGAGGAAGAGGATGATTTAAATTACAGCAACATGAGTAAAATGGAACTAAAGCAGATGTTAACAAACTTAAAGGTTCCATATCCGAATAATGCCACAAAACTTGTTTTAATCGACCTTGCTGAAAGAAGCGACAAGGGTGAATTGGAGCTGGAGAAAGTTAGCTAATGTCTTTACCAACAAAGAGAAATTTAGGTGATTTAAGGCAGGAATTAAGGGATAGACTTGGTTTTGCTGCCACAGGGAGCCAAGCTGGTCCAAACACCAGTATTATGAATAGTTTTTTGCGTAATGCTCAGGTGCAGCTTTACTGGCAGTTTGATTGGCCGCAACTAAAACAGGTGGATAAGACAACCGTGACAAACCAAGGTCAGGTTTTCTATGATTGGCCTGATGCGGTACATCCAGATCGGCTGGTTAATATAGCGATGGAAGATACCAGCTCATCCACCCCTAATATATGGTCGTTAACGGAGGGTATCGATTGGAAGCATGATAATTATGATACACCGCAAGATCAGCCAAGCCGCTTTGAGCGAAGAGATCAGCTAGAGATATGGCCTCAACCCGATTCCAATGTTTATAAGATATGGATTGAGTACGTTAAGAGATTGGACAATTTTAATATAGACACGGACAGGGCAACGCTTGATGAGGATCTAATACTGTTGCACTCATTAGCATCCGCAAAATCACACTATAGACACAAAGATGCTGAAATATACAGCTCTCAAATACTTGCGTTACTTTCGAGATTAAAAGCTGGAGGATTGGGGCATAAGAGATTTATAAGAAGATCGGGGAAGGTTGGAGCTGGTTCCTACGGGGAATACTTTAATAATGCGGTAAGACATAAACACGCTGACGATTAATGCCAGTAATAACTTTCACAGATTTTAGTTTCGGGAAGGATTTGCGTAAAGGGAAGTCTACTTCTGACGCGAATCGTCTTAGAGAACTTAAAAATGGCTTTATCACAACTGGTAAAGCTATTAAAAAAAGAAGCGGTACTACCCTTGTCGAAAGGTTAGAAACTGGAACCAAGGGTTTAGTTTCTGCTATAGGGAGACTTCATACCTTTTACAATTCCGCTGGGACCATAACCCACGCGAATGCCCTTTTCACCCCGAATAAAGTAGAAAAAGCGTCAACACTAGGAAGCCCGTCTTTCACTGGATCTGGCCTTGATGATTTGACCGCTGCTGGTGATTACACTGGTGCTTCCAATTGTACCTTCACTGTTGTTATTGATGCGGTGGTCGCTGGTACATCACAGACCCTGATTTCCGCAGCACTCGGTACAGCAATAGGGAATATGACAGGGAGTAGTGGTTTAACTGCATCGTTTGACGGTGATAGTGATGAACTTTTTGCTAATTGTTCAACTATAGGGTCAGCAACAACATCATATATAGGGAAAGACTGGGGGCTTGGCAACACCAAGCTGATTACGGGGTTCAAGGCATGGGGTACATCGGATCAAGGGTTCGTCCCAGGATCCAACCCTAATATAACCATTACCTTGCAAGGCAGCACCGATAATTTTACAACGAGCGTGGTCAATCTCGGTTCCGCTGGGGATACGGTTGATGCGGACGGTCTTCAGATTTCAGAACTAACAGGGCTAGATACCACAACTGCTTTTCGTTACCACCGTTTAAAAATAACGAAAACTGGTAGCGCAGCTCAAATAGGTGTCGCTGAGGTTGAGTTCTACGAAGGGACTACTACCGCAACTTACGATACTTTTAAATGGAAAAAAGACTCAGGTTCTTACACCACTGGCGTTACATTGTCAGGAGCAAATCAACCATTACAGGACGGTATTACTATTAGGTTTGGGGCTATCACTGGCCATGTTGTTAGTGAACAGTGGGTTTTTTCGGTTACAAAGGTTACTACGGCAGTATCGAAGGTTCATTATGGTGATGTATTTAACGGTAGACTTTACACTGCGGTAGAATATGCAGATTTAACAATCCAGCATCATTACTTAGATGGCTCGGCTGGATCGCGTATAACAGACACAAATTGTCCACAGACAAAAGGTGTGGTCAAGGTAGAAAATAAGATATGGGCGGTTAATGGAGATACTGTAAGATTTAGCGCAACGGGGGATCCTAGAGATTGGACTACCGCCAGTGATGCGGGTTTTCTCCCAGTAGGCTTGAAACAGAGAGGTGCTAATAATTCTCTTGCACTAGGGCAATACAAGGTTAATCAGTTGGTTGTGTTCTTTGATGACGGAGCGCAACTATGGTCGGTTGATCCAGATCCTGCCAATCATTCCTTTACTCAGATACTTCCTGGGTCTTCTACTCAATACCATAGGGGGATTGCCCACCTTTTCCAAGATTTGTATTTTCTATCTAACTTTGGTTTTAGGTCCATATCTGAATCTGCTTTGATTAGTTCACAAACTGAACTTGATATTGGCTCCCCGATAGACTCTGTAATACAAGCCTTGTTGCCAATCTCCCCAACTGATTCTCCTCAAGCTGTATTTGCCCCAGAGCTAGGTCAATATATGGCCAAGATAGGAGACACTATTTACGTTTTCACAATATCTCAAACGGCAAAAATATCAGCTTGGTCGGAATACATATTTCCTTGGTCTATAGATGATATTGCGGTTTTGGATGGGACTGTTTATCTGAGGTCTGGTGATGATATTTACAAGATGAATGATACTGTCAATTTTGATGGCTATGAAACAGGCAAAACTATAACGGCTATGGCAAGTGGTGGGACAGACATTACCACTATAACCTCGGCTGCACATAAGAGGTTATCAGGTGATACCGTAACAATTGCTGGGACAACAAGCTATAACGGGACTTTTACAATTACCAATATAACCACAAATACCTTTGATATACCCACTGCGTTTGTTGCCAATGATGCAACTGGGACTTATACAGCAGGGACTCCTTTTGAATTTCATATACAGATGAGTTTTGTAGATGCGAAGAAACCGGGGGTTCTTAAAACTTGGCAGGGAGCTGACTCGGTGAGTACGGGTTCAGCCAGCCTTTCATTTAGATATGATCCGCGAGAAACAACATTTGAAACTGATCCGATTACTTTAACGTCTGATACGAGGCCAGATGTTATGACTCCAGTTGAAGTATCGAGTGTAAGTATTTCGCCAATTATTAAAAACAGTGCTGACGAGGATTTCCAGATAGATGCGTTGTCGCTTTATTACGAAAATTTGGAGGTAGTTTAAAAGGGGGAGTTTTGCTACAGATTAAAGGTTCGCCAATCAGGGAAATGACGATGGCCGACTGCATCTACGTTTGCTTGAATATGAGGGATGAAGATTATAGGGAAACTTCTGATTTGACATACGCTAAAACGAAAGAAGCTATGGCACATCAAATACTAAATCAAGGGGGCGAATCATATACAATCTGTAATAGGAAAGGTGATCCAGTTTTAATAGGGGGAACTTATTACGACAACCCGAATGTTGGGATTATCTGGCTTTTTGCCACGGATGAAATTTCAAAAAGGGACTGGTGGGTGACAACCAAATTTATTAAGGAATTGATAGAAGTAATGTTTGAAAACGGAACGGCACATCGTATTCAGGCTTTATCCATCGGATGGAGAAAAGTGGCGCAAAAATGGTTGGAGAAAATCGGTTTAGTTAAAGAGGGCCATTTACGGGGTTTTGCTCGAAATGGCTACGATGTATTAATCTTTGGAAAAATAAAGGAGTAAATCATGGGAAAAGGTGGCGGTGGTGGTGGTGGCGATGGGGGAGCTGCTGCCCGTGAAGCAGCAAGAAGATCGAGGATCAGTTCAAATATAGCTTCAATTAAAGAAAGGTTTTATAACCCTACGACTGGGCAAATAACCGCTGGGAGACAGGCCTTACTTGATGATGTTGGGCAAAGAGTTGAAGATCGGTATTTACCAGAATTTCAAGATGAATCAAATGATGCAAAACGTGAGTTGAAGTTTGCTCTTGCTAGAAGAGGTTTGCTTGGCGGTTCAGCTCAGGCAGATGCAGAGGGACGTTATGGAGATCGGATAGCAAAAGGTGAAAGGGATATATCCAACCGTGTATTAGCTGGCAAGGCAGAGCAGGAAAGGCTTGATAATGCTCTTATGGATAGTTTGATTAACCAAGCAAATGCTGATGCAGATAGGGATGTTTTACTTTCTGGGATTGTCAATCAGCAAAACACTAATGCTAATAACGCA